GGCAGGGCTGTCAAAACTCTCAACGATCAAGTATCTGGAGGATATTCAGTTCTCGGTGAAGTTGATCATCCAGAAGGACTTAACATTAACATAGACCGTGTAAGCCATATGATAACTGAATGTTGGATGGATGGTGACAACGGATATGGTAAACTGAAAATACTACCAACTCCTATGGGAAACTTAGTTAAAACAATGCTGGAAAGCGGAGTTAAATTAGGTGTTTCCAGTAGGGGCTCTGGTAATGTAAGCGAAGACGGAAGCGGAAGCGTTTCCGATTTTGAAATAATCACCGTGGACGTTGTGGCTCAGCCCAGCGCCCCTGGTGCATATCCTACACCAATATACGAGCACCTAATGAATGCACGTGGTGGGATGAAGGCATACGAATTTGCACAGGCAACAAAAGAAGACGTAAAGGCACAAAAGTATCTTAAGGAATCACTGATTAACATAATCAGTAAACTCCAATAAACTAGGAGAAAATGGTATGATAGATGCACTAAAAGCACTTTTTGAAAATGACGTGGTATCATCCGAAATTAAGGCTGAGATTGAAGAAGCATGGAATGCAAAAATTCAGGAAAACAAAATGCAGGCAACTGCTGAGTTACGTGAAGAATTTGCTACAAAGTATGAGCACGATAAAGAGACTATGGTCGAAGCTATCGATAACATGCTTTCCGAGCGTCTTCAAGCAGAGATTGCAGAGTTTGCAGACGATCGTAAACAACTTGCAGAAGCAAAAGCAAAATATGCTGTTGCCCAACGTGAGAATGCAAACTTACTCAAGAACTTTGTTGCTGAGCAATTAGCTACAGAAATCAAAGATCTACATGCAGACAAAAAAGTTATGGCAGAAAACTATGCTAAACTTGAAGAGTTTGTAGTAGAATCCTTAGCAGGTGAAATATCCGAGTTCCAAGAAGACAAAACCGACTTAGCAACAACAAAAGTACGTTTAGTACGTGAAGCTAAGACACACTTCGCTAAAGTCAAAAAAGACTTTATCGAAAGAAGTGCAACAGCAATATCTGAAACAGTCAGTAAAGCCCTTAAAAGCGAAATTACTGCACTTAAAGAAGATATTGACACTGCACGTAAGAACGACTTCGGTCGTAAGATTTTCGAAAGCTTTGCATCTGAATATGGTACTAGTTACCTAAATGAAAATTCAGAAACTGCTAAACTTCTTAAAGTTGTAGACTTGAAAAATAAGCAACTTGATGAAGCAAAAGCATTTGCGAAAAAAGCTAAGAATATCGCAGAATCAACAGCTACTGAAAAGAAGCGTATTGTTGAAGCTGCAACAAGAAAAGACTTAATTAGCGATTTGATTGCGCCTTTGGCAAAAAATCAGCGTGAAATTATGATTGATTTACTGGAATCAACTCAAACAGGGCGTTTAAAAACCCAGTTTGACAAGTACCTACCAGCGGTTATCGACGGTAATACTCCAGCCAAAAAGGCAAAACTTACAGAAGGCAAAGAAATTACAGGCAATAGAGAAAACACTAACGCTAGTTCACAGCAAGCTGACGTAGATACTAATGACAATGTTGTTAATATCAAACGTTTAGCTGGTTTAAATTAAGGAGATAATTATGTCAGAACTACTAGAAAGTCGCTGGCAGGATACGAAAACTGCACTTTTGGAAGGCCTCAATGGCAATAAAAAAGGCGTTATGGCTACTACCTTAGAAAATACCCGTAGGTATTTGTCTGAGACAGCTGTAGCAGGTACAACATCCGCCGGTAATGTCGCAACTCTTAACAGAGTTATCCTACCCGTCATCAGACGTGTAATGCCAACCGTTATTGCTAACGAATTAGTTGGTGTTCAGCCTATGACTGGTCCAGTGGGTCAAATCCACACACTCCGTGTTCGTTATTCAGACACAGCAGGTACAGGTGCATCTGGTGCATCAGCAGGCGAAGAGGCTCTTAGCCCATTCAAAATTGCTGAAGCTTATTCAGGTAACACTACAACTGGTAAAGCTGATAACACAGCGGTGCTTGAAGGCGCAGCAGGTAACAAGCTGTCAATTCAAATCTTGAAACAAACTGTCGAAGCAAAGACCAGAAAGCTATCAGCTCGTTGGACTTTTGAG